TTCAAGTCCGTGCGGAAGTTAGCTGCAGATGTTCCTGCCGCGCCAGACGAACTGGCCCCATTGGTTATCGACGCCGGGCTGGTATCGCCAATGGCGGCAACGCTCGGGTTCAAGAACTGTTCATCTAGGAACTGAGCCATGGACTTGGAAAGATCGGTGCGGATTATCGCCTCAACAGCGGGACTTGAAAAGCGCACCAATTCCTCGGAAACAACCGCAATACCAGCTGCCTTGTGGAAGCGCAGCGTTGCGGTGTCGAAATGCAGACTGGTGACCGGCTTTCTTGCCGCCTCTCCAACCCAACCCACTGACGCGCCTGTATCCTGAAGCGGCATCTTGATGTTGAAGGGGACCCGGCGCAATCCCACGATTTTTCCAATAACGGTTTGCGGTCGCAAGAAATCAATGAACTCGTTTGCCATCCACTTGTAGTCGGCCAGCTCACTGGCCCATCCGTCGGCGGTAGTTTCGCCGCCAGCGACTGCAGTATTCTTGATGCGCGTGAAATTGGCGTTCGCCAGAATGCGCTCGACCTGTGGCGTCTGGTCCTTCCAGCTGCGGTTTGCCTGGGCAAACTCATGCGCGGCGGAGCGGTCAATGTGACCAGTGGCGTAGTAGGAGGCGGCGAGCGCCTGGGCGTACCGAATGAAGGCGGTTCCCTTTGGAAGTTCGGGACCTTGTACCCGCACGGGTCCGACGGCCCGGAGGTTTGATCCGGATTCCGAATAGGACCCGGCTTGCATATTGATCGGGGTTGCATTGGAAAGAACCTGTTTCTCCAGCTTCCGCAGCCGGACCAGGTCCTTGTCGACGGTATCGTTTTCGATATCGAGCCCATCGAATTCCTGTCCTTCTGTTTCATTCATGGCGCGGCCTTCATCGGAAGACAACACCCTGATAGCCTCCATGCGGGCTACGTTCGCCTGGCGTTTTGCCTCCAAAGAGGCGATTTGATCTGCAATCGGTTTCATACTTCCTCGTTTGTCGTTGAGGCCCGAAGCGCCGGGCGGATTGTTTTGACTGGCAACCGGTGTTTGACGCGATTCGCCCAACGCGGCGGACGCCTTGACGGTTGCTTTAGGTGGAGTGTTTCGATACTTGAATTTTGAAAGGTCGAAGTGAGCCGCAATCTGTAAAGATTCGACGGTCCTATCCGCGAAACCGTTTTTCACCGCTTCGTCTGCGGTCATCCACGTTTCGGCGTCCATCAAGTCTTTGATTTGCTTCTCGTTATTTTTCGTGCGCTTGGCGTAGCTGGTAACAATCGTGCCGGTGATCTTGTCCAGCATTTCGGCGGTTTTGCGCAGATCCTCGGCATTACCCATACTGAAAGTCCACGGGTTGTGAACCATCATCATGGCGTTTTCCGCGATGACGATCTCATCGCCTGCCATTGCAACCACTGAAGCGATAGACGCGGCAAGGCCATCAACAAACACTTCTACGCGGGCTTTGTGCTGTTTCAGGATGTTGTAGATCGCGTTGCCGTCGAAGACATCGCCGCCGGGCGAATTGAGCCGCAGCGTGATCTTGGAGATATCGCCCAAGGCCTTTAGGTCGTCGGAAAACTTTTTAGCGGAAACTCCTCCGGACCATCCTTCGCCGATTTCTTCATAGATCCATATTTCAGCTTCCTTGTTTGCCTTGGCTTTGATCGAATAGCCGTTCATGGTTGCTCCAATAAAAAAGCCCTCGGTTTCCCGAAGGCTTTGTGATGTTTCGAAACTTCCGCAGTGGACGCTACCTTGGCGCTCCAATGAAAAACGCTTGAAACTTAGGTTCTTTTTCTTCGCCGATCATTGCGCGCGCCAGCGCCATAATCAGCGCAATGGCGCCGTCAATGGGCTTCTTATCCGGACCTTTGACCGGATAAACATTGTCCTTGCGGTCATAGTGGCCGACGACGTTTGAGAGCATCCAAGTAAGAATCGGATCGCCGTTGTGGTGAATCTTTCCCTCGGAAATCAGTGCGTCAAGCTTCTTGGTCGCGGCGGACAGGTTCTGCACCGTCATGCGCATTTCGACCATCGTGATACCTTCGGCCTGCATGTGGTCAAGAATCTCTTTGGCCGTGAACGGGTCGTATTCGCATTCCTGAATTGAAAGAGTTTTCGCAAGCTCCAGAAGATCATCCTCAACTGCGTCATAGCTTGTCGTGCTTCCGGGGTTGGTTTCTATCCAACCCTCGCGCGCCCACCCCGAATAGCTGGCGAAATTGGTTTCCTCTATCTCTCCTTCACTCAGGAAATGCTTGGAAAAAAGGTAATAATCCCCCTCGCGGCGAATGACAGCCACGCGGGAGCAGAAGTCATGCCGCGGCGCCAGGTCGAGTCCGATCCACGCCGGATCTATTGCGAAATCCTCGATCTTTAGGGCCTTATCTGCCAGTGAGTTCCATTTTGTGAGGTTGAACAGCGCAACGTCGGCATTAACCCACATGCACAGGCGCTTGGTCAGGAAGTTATTCAGGGCGCTCGGAAGCTTGGAGGCCTTCAAGGCCTCCGGCTGCATTTCCTTGGCATAAACCGAGACGTCCAGATTCGGGTTTGCTTTAATCCAACAAGATTCATCCTGCCAGTTGTCGGCCGGGTCTAAGGTGTAGATGATTCCGAAATAGGTTTCGTCTTTAACGACGCTATTCAGAATCTGCGTTACATAGTTGCGCTGTTGGAAGCACACACCCGACTGATCGAAGCCGGCCGTTGTGATAATCCAGATCAGCGGTTGCTGCCGGGATCCCCGCGAGGACTCAATGACGTTGTAAACCTTGTCATTCTGGTGTGCGTGCAGTTCGTCGATGATGGCGCAATGGATGTTGAGACCGTCGAGGCTATTTCCCTCCGCGCTCAACGCCTGAAAGCGGCTCGCCGTCCCCATTTGATGAATTGAATGCGCGGAGGTGTCAACACCGAATGCGGAACGCAAACCCGGCTCCCGCTCCACCATCATCTTTGCGGCTTCCCAGACTATCTTAGCCTGGTCGCGCGTCGTTGCGGCGCTGTAGACCTCAGCGCCTTGCTCGCCATCGGCACAGAGCATATAAACGCCGACTGGGGCCGACATGGCCGACTTGCCATTCTTGCGGCCCATCTCGTTATAGGCGATCCGGAAGCGCCGGAGTCCGGTTGCGATCTCAATCCAGCCGAAGACTGTTGTGTAGATAAAGCACTGCCACGGCTCAAGCAGGAGCTTCGCGCGGCGCTTCGCCCATTCGCCCTTGATGTGTGGCATTCCCTCAACAAAAGCGCAGACGCGATTTGCTTTCTTTGCATCAAACTTGTATTGCCATTCGCGCTTCAGATCGTCAATCTGTCTCTGGCATGCCTTCTTTACCCACTCGCACGCAACGATCTTGCCGGACACCACGTCCTCGGCATATCGCTTGGCTATTGCGACGTAGTTTTTAGGTTTGTCGGGCATTATTTAATTGACCAGACCTTGCACTTCCAGAGTGCGTGATTCATTATCGGCTCGTAGACTTTCTTCTTGCAATAAGGGCAAAATCCCACCGCACCTTTGCGCCTTAATCTCATCGAAAGTGCGGCCATCGCCTTCGAGGGTAGCTTTCTTACCAGTGAAGTTCTGCCAACGTTCGACGGCGACGTCGACGTAGATCGGGTCGATTTCCATCGCATAACACGATCTCCCAAACATCTCTGCTGCTATAACCTGGGAGCCACTGCCACAAAACGGCTCCGCCAAAATACCCCCGGCACTTGTGTGGTTTTCTATTGGAATCCGAAATAATTCCACGGGTTTTTGCGTTGGATGATTGCGTTTATGCTCATCGTGTGCGACATTCCAGACCGTAGTTTGATTCCTTTCGCCGAAGAAATTTGGGCGATTTCCGCGCCGCCATCCGTAGAAGCAAAGCTCATGCTTCCAGTGATAATCCCCGTGGCCTAAAATTAGGCTCGGTTTCACCCAGATAATTTGCCGATGGATTAGTATATCTGCTGCTGCTGCTGCTGCTGCTGCAAAGAACCCCTGTGTCATTTGCGCGTGCCACAAGTACCATGCCGCCTTGCTGTCTAGAAAAGGCAACCAAGATCGAAAGCATTCTTCTAAAAACGCCTGCAGTTTCGGGCCATCATTCTCGTCGTTTGCTATCGCACCAAAGTGGCCTGATCCCGTTTCGACATTGTAAGCCACGCCATACGGAGGATCGGTGGCGAATAATCCCGCCTTTGATCCGTTCATGAGATTCTCGATAGCGGTGACGCTCGTTGAATCTCCACACATTACCCTATTCTTTCCGAGACACCACAAATCCCCAGGCACCGTCACTGGAACCTTCGGCGCTTCCGGAACGGCATCGGGGTCCGTCAACCCAGGTCCCTGCTGCGGGTTTAGTAGCTCAGCCAATTCCCGCTCATCGAATCCGAGCAGATCGAGGTTAAAATCTAAGTCCTTCAGGTCAATAAGTTCTGCACTCAGGATCGGAGTATCCCACCCGGCATTCATCGCCAGTTTATTATCAGCGATGATATAGGCTCGCTTCTGCGCCTCGGACAGCCCTGAGAGTGATATACAGGGCACGTCCCCTAGACCCATCCGCTTCGCTGCCTCCACGCGGGCGTGACCCGCCACGATACCCGCCTTGTCGTCTATCAGAACTGGGTTTGTCCAGCCGAACTCCTTGATGCTGGCAACCACCTGGTCGATTTGGGCGTCTGAGTGCGTCCGGGCGTTCTTGTCGTAGGGAATCAGAGAAGAAATGGGCCTATAAATCACCTTGAGTTTGTCTGCCATTAGATCAGGGCTTCCCATCTATTCCCCGGCTCTTCTGCGCCGGACGTCCTGGATACCTTGCCCCGGCTCGCAGGAGAAAGGCCAAATTCAGCGAGCAGGGATTGAACATGCCGCATCGCCTCGGATCTCTGCGCAACTGCAGGGTTGGTTTTATGGATCTTCTGGGCTTTCGTCACCAGCTTTCCGTCCGCTCCCGGAACTTCGATTAATTCGATCTTGCTGTATACCGCACCATCGCGGGCGATTTCGTCCGTGCGCTCCTGCACCTCGGAGAGTCGCAGAGCGAGCAGCATTACCATCTCAGAGTCGGATATCGACGCCACACCGATACCCTGTAGCCGAGTCACGGCCACTCCGTACCAGTATGAAGCCTTGGAATCCAGCTCAACCGCGCAACGAGGCGGCTCCGTCGGCGCTTGCGGCTCGTTCTTGTTGATCCGACAGGGCTGCGCGGTCCCCTGGATCAGATGGAGTTTTGTAGGCTTTCTCTTACGGCCTGCCATGTGTCACTTTTTTGACTTTCATTTCGCATGTGTTAAAAAATGGG